AACAAGTTATTCTTTTATGTACTATAATGAAATTAGACAACCAGATGGAACTCCTATTATAGGTATAAATTATGAAGAAGAAAGACCACATGTAATAGATGTGGTACCTATCATTGAAACTCAACGAGTTCAACAACAAGAATCTGAGTATGAATTATTTAATTCACAAATGATAACTTGGTTTACTCTATTTTTAGTTTTAGCAAGTATACAATATACACTTATGTATGATAATATAATAACTATACTTAATTGTTTAGCGTGTTTATTACCATTACATAGTATACAAAATAACAGTATGTATGGTATTTTAGCATATACTATTTATGTTATGTTTGCCATGTTATTAACAACATTTTTAGGTCTTTATGAATATATTTGGTATTATGTTATATGTAATGGTATAATTATATGTATTTTTATAACCTCAGTCGTCAAATATATAAAATATATTAGGAATCAAACCCAAATAAGAAATCAAAATGAACACGTTATATGAACAAAAAGATTTAGACATTGCCAGGGGTTTATATAAAAACCAAGAAGAAAAGTGTGAACGTTTTGCGAGAAGTATTCATAAACTCAGAGAGTCTCGCAAACAGTACGATGATAAAAGGGAGAAATATAAAATCAAATTTATTGAAACTGTTCCCGAAAAGAAAATAGAAAATAGAACAAAAACTAATATATGTGTTGCTGTTACAATGAGTGGTAAAAGGTGTAATTTTAAAGCATCTTGTGGAAATTATTGTAAAAAACACAAACCTAAAATTTAAATATATTGTAATAGTAAAATGTTAGATCAGGAAACACTCAGGCCTGTTATAATAGCAATGGCACTTTATCTCGCACTTTCTCAGCTTATACCAGAACTCTTTAAAAAACCAACTAATATTAAATTGATAGATGATATAGTTGCAATGCTTATCGCACAAAGAGGTTCGCTTACATCTGGTACCATTTTAACTGGTATCATTGTTCTCGCTACGAATTATATTAACGACGAATTCTTGTAAAACATTTTCCTTACCCGTTAACATTCTTGTTTTTGGATGATCCATATACCTTAACTTCTTGTTATATGCATCTTTCATAAATTCCATGAGTTGGTTTACATCAGGTTTACCCCATTCCATACCAGCTTTGTATAAAAAATCATCTCTTGGTAACTTTTGAAGTTCGCATTTTATTACGTAAGGTGTTTCTATATATTCAGTTGCGCCTCCATAATCTGTTATAATCACTGGTTTATTTCTTACCGCTGCTTCCACAGCACCCATACCTACACCTTCAGACGATGAAAAACTTATGTAACAATCTGATTTATTATGTATATCTTCCATATATTCATCAGGTAAAAGATCGTTAATTATTGTAACATTTGGTATATTTATATTAACTGGTTGTTTACACGTTGCTTTAACAATTAATCGCGCATCGGGTTTATTTAACCGAATGAAACATTCTAATATTTTATTGAAATTTTTACGTGGATCATACACGTTACCTATATGATAAAACGTGTAAGGTCTTTTATCGGGTATGTGCGCGTGTAAGACATAAAAATGTTTAGTCGGGAATTGTCGTTTAAATACTTTTTTACAGTATTCACTTGGTACAGCAATTTTATCGAATAAATCAAAAAGTTTACCATAATCTTCATGAACTGTTTCGGTTTCGCATACGGTCATACACGTAACATTTTTTATCTTCTTTTTAATTTCGGGTATTCTATCTAACCAGTATTTTACAGGAAGCGCAAATATAAAAGCACTATCTGATTCGGGTATTTCCTGGTTTATTTCTATATACTTAGTGTATCCAGGTTCGGGAAAAAGGTCCATATATTTTTTACAGTGTTGTCCAATTCCACTCAGGAGAGTTGGACCAATGAATAACATTTAGTATAAAGATTATCTTTCTTTTATATATATTACACGATGGACTCTGTTAGAGAAAAAATTAGAATTGAACTTGCGAGATCTAAAATTCGCACTGAAGAAATTTATAGCATTATTAAAGATATTGCTGATCATATTGAACCACCTAAGGCCGTACCAGTTACTAAACCAGCACCAGCACCAGCACCAACACCAGCACCAACACCAGCACCAGCACCAGCGCCAACACCAGCACCAGCCGCTAAACCAGCCGCTAAACCAGCCGCTAAGAAGATTGTTTCTCCAACAAAAAAGGCTCCAGCTAAAAAGGCTCCAGCTAAAAAGGCTTAATAATAAGTTAAAACCTTGTTTGCATAGGCATATGTACCGGAGGAGGAATATTCGTGCTTTTACGGTTTATTAAATAAAATCCACCACCTATTAATAGAATTACTAAAAAAAGGTAATAAAGTGGATATTTTTTCTTTTTTTCTTTTTCCATTCTATCGATATCCTCCTTATCTGGAAGTTTTTTAACGTTTACGTTAAGATCTTCAATCTTCCCGATAAGTTTATGTAAAGCTTCTAAAATCTGGACTTCTCTATTTATAGGTTTTTCTTTTACGTCTATAGATGTAACTTCTAACGTCATAAACCATTCAGCGTCCGACTGTAACTGATCGTATGTATTATCACCTTGTAATTCGTATATTTCAAAATCTAGTTTTTGTATAGATATAGGATTGAATAAATTTGTTTCTCTACTAAAACTTCTCCAGTGTTTATCATGTTTTTTATAATTGTTAGAACCGTCAAAATCTCTTTCTAAAGCTATTCTCGCGAATACTTGTCCCTTACGTTCATCTAAAATCTGCGCAACTTTAGGTACGTCATCGCATATAATATCAATGTATTTAGCTCCGTTACCTGTACCATTACCCGTGTTACCAACTTGTGTAACATAAAAATCAACTAATTTTAAACCACACACTTTACTAATATCAGAAACATGTGTATTAGATGAAAGGTTAAGATCTATAGTAAATTTATTATTCGTACCCGTTACAAAATTTGAATCAATTGTTATGTACTGTACTTTTTTAGGTAACTCCTGGAGTGAAACCATCTTGTATTTATAATATAAAAAAATAAACGTAAATAATAGCATGTTTACATTTTATTCGAGCGTATCTCGTTTATTACCATGGAATAAGACAAACACGTTAAAAACTGAAAATTCCTGTTCATCTTTATACCCTACAGTTACAGAAGTAAAAAAACATTTAGATACAATGTTAGCCCCCGACTTTTCTAGAGATAAGATTGTATCAAAAAACGATGTTGGTGAGATTGTTATTTTAGAATATTCTAAACACGACAAAACATTCATTCATTACAGACCTAAGTATTTCAAATATAAATAAAAAATTAAAAATAATAACAAATAAATGAAATGGATTACACGCACTTACACACCGACGATTATAAACTCGCGTTCTGTCAAGCGACAAACGAACTTTGTGAAGACGTTCAGAGGATCATATGGGAAAAATCTCAAAAATACGAATACGAAAATATCGTGTGTCCAGGAGCCCCGAGAAAAAACAGAGAAAAAAGAGATTCACATCTCCCAACTAAAAGACTCGAAACGTTGGTCAGAAAATGGAGAGAAAAATGGGGAGAACCCGATAGTTTTTAAACGTAAACCAAGTACTGCTGTTATAACTATAATGAAAGGTGGTAAAACAGCTTATATATTGGTAGATGATTTAGAGATTGAAGAGATACAAATGCGTATTAAAATAGCTACAAATGGTTCTATGCGAGAGAAATTTGGGTCGTACATTTTTTTTAAACACTGATAAAGAATTAAATAATTATATTAAATAAAATGAAAAGTGTAATAACAAATACAAATACTCATACTCGTACTTTGGTATGTTTGGCACCTAAAAATCGCCGTAAAGTTATGAAATGTATTAATAAACCAATGGAAGATGCCGAAAGAAGAGGAGGAGAAGCGAGCAAGAGAGAAATACACGATTCTCAGAAGAAAGAATCGAAACGTATACCAGAAAATGTGGATAACCAGAACCAACTTTATAAACGCATGAAAACACTGGCTTATGAAGAGTTTTCTCACAAAGATTTCATTCGCGAAGAGTACGATTCGTATTCTTTGGTTCTATACAGAACAATGTTAAACGAATTGGAATACGAAAGACGTAATTTGAAATATACGACCCTTTTTGGTGATAAATGGAGAAAATTATCAAAAGAAAACGATAATATTTTATATGAATATGAATTAAATAAAATTCAGAATCGTGTAAATGAATCTATTAATAGATGTGAAGAATTTATTGAAAAAGAACGTTTTTTCAAGAAAAAATATTTTAACGATGAAAATATCGATATAGATATAGTATAATATAATATAGATACTTAATGAATAAATTGTAATGTATATTAATTAATGTTAAATATAATAAACCCGGTTCAAAAAACACTTAGAATTTCGTGTCCAACTAAAAGAAAAGAAGGTATAACAGAATACGAACAAATAAAATCTAAAATTAAAAAAACAACTCTAAGGTACGGAGCTGCGATTTCAACGTATCACTTTATTTTTCACACACCCGTTGATGGTATATCTGCGAGTGTTGGTACATTAGCGTCTTATATATACGTAGATTCGCTTTCATCTTACGTCGATAATATTGAAAAAGCGCAAGGTTTGAATAAAAGATTATTGGTACCTACATGTCTTGCTTTATCCGAATCATTGTGGAATTCATCGAGTTTACCCTTTGATTTTAATATGGGTGCAACACTTTTTGGGTTTTTAGCGTATAAAATGGCTTTTTATCAGATAGTCGCAGAGGAAATATTAATAGACAACGAAGACCTAAGTGATATTGATACTATGTAATTATTCAAAATAAAAATAAAAATGTCTGTCTTTTATCAATTATTAAAAAATACTACAAGACTTGAACACGTAGAAGAACTGGACGATCTTTTTTCTACCGTTTTGGGTAACGAAAAAAAACTGGATATGGAAATTTGGGGACTTAAACCCGAACATGATTTCCCTATTAAGTTCAATTCTACACATTTCAATTACATTGGATATATCGGTATGAGTAAATTTATAGGACGAGATGATATTCGTTATATTGAATTTTTTCACGAAAATAAGGGATGTAATGGTATTATCGAACCGTTTATTGATATGGTCATAAACAGATTATCTAAGGATAAAGAAAAAGATATAATTGTTATTCCCCGTGTTATTACTGCGGGTGACAGTGAATTATGGACTAAGTATTTAAGTAAATATTTTACTGATATTGAATCCGGTGATAAATTTGTTTTAAAAAATAATATATCTCACAAAAAACTTGAATGGAATGAGCTTACAAAAACTTTACCTTCTAAGCCCGAACTTGAAGTACAACATATAATGAGTGATTAAAATTTAATCATACTTAAACGTTAGGAGTTTTAATAACATATACAAAATACAATGCCTTATTTAACACACGAATTATTAAAAAACTGTACCACGCTTTGGAAACTGGATAATATTAGTGGTTTATGTTCGAGTTTATGCGGTACACAATCTGAAGTTTATGGTTTAAAAGCCGAATTTGGATTTCCCGCGCATCTTATACCAAAAAATACTAATAATTATATCGCATACATTGGTATTCGTAAAAAAAAATTACACACTTCCTATGGACAAGCACATTTCATAACTTTTTATCACGAACCTAAAAAAAATGAGTACGATAGAAACCTTGGTATATTGGAGTACATGTATAACATATACATGGACGAGAAGAGTTTAGAACTCGTAAACGACGAAATGTATGATGATAATCAAAAGGTCGGTGTTGAATTATTCCCGTATAAAATAACACCCGAAACTGTACACTATTGGAAATATACAATGGAAGATGATTGGCAAATAATGGATAAACTCGATTTGGATGATTTAATCGATGATTACGAAATTCGTGGACACGTAGATTGGACAGAACTTTACACTGAATTACCTGAAAATATAGATGATGATATTACAGAATTAGATGATTCAGAAGACGAAATGGATCTTAACGAAGAAGAGACTGACGATGAAATTGAGGAAGGTGAAATTATAAGTGATAGTGAAACCTAAGTAAACTAAGTATTAGATTTAAATATTAAAAAATAAAAATGCGCCCAAATTGTCCTTACGAGAACTGTTACTGTAGAGCTGGTAAGAATGGTTTCTGTTTAAAACATAAAGAAATAGGTGAAGCTGTGGAAGCTTTACTTTTATTATCAATTAAAAAATAAAAATCTTATAATAAGTAATAATGTCTGATGACGCGCTTCGGAAAATAATGACATTTATAGACGATCACGTGGATGAAATATCTGAAGGTGATTATTTAGACATGTGTAATAAATTACGAGATGTATATAGAAATAATACAACTAGACGTCGTCGTATTTTACCTACTAGTTTACAAACAAATCCCATGGATTCAATATATGAAAGATGTATGGTTTTGGTTAGAAAACGAAAAGAAATTCAAAAATTAATCAAACAAATAAAAATAAGACATCGTATAACTTCTCGTTTTAAAATAGAAGCACTTACTGCGTATTGTAGTGCATTAAATTTACCTCTGTGTACTACTATAGAAGAGTTACAAAGTATTGGACACGCTCTTAATAGTCGAGAGTTTTTCGAGGATTATATGCGTATAATTAATGAACACTCGAGAGGTTTACAGAATGGGTACGTTGTAGAATTGGATAATCTTGAGTTGGAAATGGAAAGAATTTGTGAGTTTATGAACGCAAATAATAGAATTATAGACGCGTTTTATGAAATAAACGTGGTTATACCAAACCTTAGTTGATTTATTATTATTATTTTTTTAAGATATTAAAGATGGACGAACTTACAAATTTAATGCGTTTAATTGACTTGAATTCCGAGATAATACCTGAAGGACATTATCTCGAAATGTGCAATTCAATGAAAAAAGTACACGAATCTCTTTCAAATGTAAATTCAAGTTGTGATTCCGATTCCGAAGACGATGTTATTGAAAATTTTTTTATGAGAGAAATAATGCGTGATAATACGATTGAACCACCAGTACCATTTGCTACTGAAAGTAGAAATAGGAACAGATATTATGAAGAAAATGACGATGACGATCTTGTTCTTACAGCAGATGCGGATGAAAGAGAACAATTGTTAAATTATGTGAACTCGTTAATAGTACCACCTATCAATGTACCTAGAATGTCCGATGAAATAGATAGATTACAAAGCGTAAACCGCGAATTTGATGAAGCTGAATTACGAAGATTGGATGAAAGAATAATACAGACACAGAGAACTATACGTAACACAAAACCAAGACAAAGAATTACCGTAAATGTCCGTAAAGAGGCCGTGAAAAAACGCGCACAAGAACTTGGTATACGATTGTCGAGATATACAATTGGTAATCTTTTGGATAAAGGACACAACGTAGGTAATGAACGAGAATTTTACAAATCCTACCTTGATGGGTATAACGAGGAAATTGAACATAAACTAAAAGATTTAAACGACGATTTAATTGGACTTCTTCGAGATAAAGATAGTCTTTTAGATGAGATGAATTCTAATGTAGACTAGACTATTTAAATATAATTTTACACCATTTTTCATTTATATTACCAATGGGTGAATATTCAAACAATAAATGTATTAACGCACCCGCAATAATTAACATACCCGTACCTTTATATACAAATTTGGTCAGACCCATGACCAAAAGTTGTAACATTAAACCAATAAAAAGTGCTTCGAGAAGAACATTAGACACAGGGCGACTACTCATTTATATTAATGTAATATTTTTTTCGTTGGTTATACTATAAAATGATTAACAACTCTGGACCAATTTGGGCATTCACTGCCTCTGTTATTGCCATCTCTATATATGCCGCGGTGGAATTTTCCAAACACGGAACTTCCTCTGGCGAAACTGAAACTGAAGAACAATAAATATAATCCACCAATAAATATCTCGTGATATATAAAATGATACTTCTTCTTTTAATCATTCTATTTATCATATTTCTATTATATAGGTTTCGTCAACGAACTGTTGAGGAATATATAATAGACAGTGTGGATCTCTCATGGAGAAACAAAACGGGTATCGAAGACGTAGTAGATAAATGGATTCTCGTTGTTAAAGATAAAAATAACAACGAAATTCACCGGACTGAAAATAATGATTTGAATAATATAAAAAATGATACGGATGTTAAATTAAACGTTTTTAGTAATAAAACTTTTGGTGATAATATCATTGGTAATAACACGATCGATATATACTATAACGAAGTTTCGGGTGGTAAGAAAGTTAATACACAAATCCTCAGATTCGAAAAAGACGAGTTTAGTGAAAATTTGGATAGTTTTGAATTTCGTGATTTGGACATGTCGGCGTGGGAAAATGCGCAGAACGCTGATTGTGAGGGTATATATTCAAAAGTTAAGAAGGATAAATCAACCCCAGGTGTAGAGAAGTTTGGGTGTGGACCTCAAAACGATCCCAATAAACATCATTGTCAATTTTGGAAACATACGCATACACAAAAACAACTCGGTACGGGTAAAGCGTGTTCACGTGGTGATGGACACGTTATTAAAGTTCAATGGCCTAAAAAAACAAATACAGATAGAGTAGGTTTACAATTCGTCGATGACCCCAATCCCAATACAGATTCTAAAGTAGCCGATAGTCCACAACATTATAAATCCTTATTTGATCAACAACAAGCAATTGTAGACGCACAGGAGAAAGAGAATGCGAGGATCGCAAAAGAAGAGGCGGATAAAGCGGCCGCAGAAGCACTTGGTGGTTTAATACCTAACCAAACTAAACTAGGTGAAGATGGTTGGTGTGGTCACGGTGGTGTTGTGATACATCAAGTGGATGGGGATGTGAATACAGCAAAAGGGTGTAAACGTATATGTTCAGATACAAACCAGGTATGGACGCGAGATACTTCGTATGGACTATGGGACTCTGACGAAGCTAATCGTATAGTAGAAGAATGTACAGATG